CTTACGAAGTTCGGAATCTTTAAGGTGTTCAGATTCAGGGTCATGAGGTAGATCATGCAACCAAAGGATCTTCTTCTTATCGGGATCTAGCTCTCGGACCCTAGAAGGTATGATCTGAAACTTGTTCAGCAATTCTGCAGGGATGCTCCTGTGAAGACGTTCCTGCATTAGCTCCGTGCCGCCACGAGCATTCTTATTCAATTCGTTCACTTCTACCATAATAAAATCACCTATTGATTATTTTTTATCTTTACGTATCAAAAACTCTGGAAGTTTTAATTCAACCTTTTCATCCTGTATGTTCATCAATATATTGGCAGCAAATGACAAAACACTCCAGGATACAAATCCTATGAAAGCTGCAGCTGCCAATACATTATCAGTAGAAGTAGACAGCTGCATCCATTCCAATAGCGGAGCACAACCAAGTATCGCAGTTGTTGTGCTAAGTCCAGATCTCACAGCGGCATCCCAAACATTTGTCGGTCTATAAAATACCATGAAAGCAGTCCCGCCAATTAAGCCACCCAGGCCTGCTATCGCTTTGGCCATGAGCGGCATTGTGAAATCTTCGGACATATTAGATCCTTGTATTATTGATTATATCTTTTATTTATATATTTCAATAATAGAGTCATAGCGAAAAGAACGCCATCCATCCTTCTCTACATCCCATACAGATAGTGTATCTTCTGATACAGGGCGTGTTTTTTCCGTTTTTTTCTCATATTCCTTTATGATTTCTTTAAGAAGAGTACATTTCATTAATCGTTCTGACCCATCGGTCTTCTTAAACTTAACATTAACGATGCCCGTATCAAGCATGTTCTTTATGTTTGACTTAGATAGAGTGTCCGTAATCATTCTTTGTTTCCTCCACATATCTTGTTAATTCTTCATAACCACCCAGTTTTTTGCCGTCAACTTCTATGATAGGAACGGTCTTAGAGCCAGGATACATCTCCAATAGCTCTGTTATTCCTATGCCTTCACCCACGATAATATATTCATATTGAATACCGTACATATTAAGCAACTCTCTAGATTTAACACACCAGTTGCAGTTGTGCTTCCCATATATTCTTATCATCACAGGTTGTTCTTTTCTTTTTCAATCCGTTTCCAGGGACCGAATGCTGCCGAATGGTTGCCTTCTACCTTGATGAAAGGTTTATTTTTCTCATTCTTGTTGGGGTTGGCAATAGTCACCATGGTGCGCTTGCCTCTGGACCAGTGCTTTAGTTTATTCAGTACCTTCTCAATTTCTGGTACGTTCCTGCTGACAGCTTTCAGTGTTTGCCTTGATACGCTAGATCGCAAACCTTTAGACACTACCTTGCTTCTTGTTCTCTTCTTGCCCATCTTCTATTCCTCTACTAGATCTTTGACTTTGCGTTGATGTATGGTATTACAACAGATACATTTTAGATATACCGTACTATCGATGTCATTCTTGAGATTGGGTACATAATCAATCAATATCATCGATCTATCTCCAGAGCCACATGAAGGGCAGTCTCCAACAACAACTGGGAGACTGCCATCTGTAGCTACTGTGATAGTGTTACTTTTTTCCATTTTTCTTTGGCTTTTTGACCAGGGTCTTTTCTGTGCCGCCTATGTCACGAGAATATATGGTCTTGCCACCGTCAGGGCTCTCAAAGATCTTGGGTTTCTTTTTGGGTTTAACCTCATCAGATTTCATATTATCAATAAACTTATCAATTTTTTTGTCCAGCTGTTCTTTAACCTGAGTGACTGAGTCAGTGATCTGATCGTTCACTGTTGCTTCAATCTTATTGAATTCGCCGATAAAAATCTTCTTAAACCATTTCCACATTTTCGTTCTCCGTTGCTATGCCATACTTACAGATAAAATAACTGTCAATTATATCAGAGGAAGGATTCCACTGCTTTTCAGTCATATTGAATTTTTCTTTGATATTATAACCGGTCTCTTTTAAGAATACTTCTTGTAGTGCTTCTTTGTTAGCATTACCTTTTCCTGTAGCAAACTTCTTTATCACAGTAGGAGGAACAAGATTATATTGATGATTGCGTTTCCATAAGTAATGCTTCAAGAGGCCGGCGTTCTCGCCTATATTGAATACTCTACCTGTAGAACCCATAGAATAACCTTCAATGTATATGATATCGGTTTCTTGTAGCTTTGTCAATACCCAATTGGTAATGTTATAATATCTTTCTTCTTCACAGTAATAATCTGGATGAAGGTCACCTTGTATATTATCAATATCTAAATTATATTTCTTGATATTTGTTAAGAAAAATATTCTGCAATCATAATAGTTATTAGTGCTACAATCAGAAATACATATACAAGGACTGCTAAGACTATAGTCAATTCCTACGATCCTCATTCCTCTTCTTCGTAATCATAGTTATAATCATCTTCGTCAGTCTCTTCTTGGTCTGTATCGATATAATTTTTAATTGCATCATCCCACGCAGGATCAATACCCATATTATCTTTTAAATCTTCACTATAGTGAGTGTGCATATCGATCATTCTAGTATAAATCTGCTTGCGTATATCAGCATCTTTAACTAATTCAGCTACTACATCAATTAATTCTTCCCAATTCATTTTTTAATTTCCTTTTAGCTTTAAGGTCTTTCATAATATGTGAGCGTTGCTCATCAGTATATATAGTCCAGGCCTGGATCTGCTGCATGGTCCTATCACAGACTGTACAAATATCTGTGATAGGATCCAGCTTACATATCTTCTGGCAGGGTGACTTAGAGGTCAACGATCTCACACCCATCAGCAGCACAGGCAAGGGTCTGAGAACCCTTGGTGTTATCTTCCTTCTCGTATTCTGCCAGTTTGGCCCAATCGATTGTCCGGGGCATGGTGGCATCCAATGCTTCATACTCATCTTTTGAGCAATCCTGATAGGGCGCCTGGCGATAGGTATGATCAGAATGCGGCAAGAACGAGACACCGGACATCTCATCAAAGTATTCGTATACGAACGAACCCACTGCCATCCATTCATCTTCCTTGACTGTGATTGTGACAGATGGCTTGTGCTCACACCAATGGCGCTGATAGATCATCCACATCTCCAGCTGTTCTACTGCTGTCATCTCTGTGCGAGTGACTGCACCGTCAGGCGCCTTGACAGGGAAAGAGAACACTGTGGTTGCATCTGGCTTCATCACACACGGCTCATTAGGAAAACCCGATTCCTTGAGAAGCATGGTCAAAGGATCCTTGTTATCGCCGCGCACTGTACGGATATAATAATCATTATGGCGAGCATGGATGCCGGAAGCAGAATCCACCAGTTGTGAAACAGTTCCTGAAGGTTTGACACAAGTAACAGCAGTCGATTGAGGGATGCCCAATGCTTCCGCAAATTCCTTGTTTGCTGCGACTGCTATATCACGCAGAGACTCTAACATATGTTTTAGATCGATATTTTTGTCTTTACCATTTGTTAACGTATTATCCATGATACCAGTCATGCTTACACCCAGCAAGCGTTCTTCTTCTGTGTTGTTTGTCCATACTTTACGGAGATATGGGAACTTAGTGAGAGTGGACTGTAGGGTGCCAAGACGGGCAGCAAGGCGTACCTTGCGCTGAAGATCAACCACACCATCTGTGCCACGGACAACAACCTCTGTCAGGTTACAGAACTGATTGGGACGCAGGATGATCTCAGAGCATGGATTGGTACCGAAATCATGATCAGGATCACGACGACCAAACTTCTTTGCCTGGTTCTGCGATGCCACACGGGAGAAGATCCCACGCTCACCTGACTTAGAATCATACAACGAGATCCACTCACGCATGAACGTGCCCATCTCGGGCTTCTCTGTATACGCAGCAGAATTGTTAGAAAGAGCACGCTGAGGGTTTGTCTCCCACCACGAACCGTTCTTGGCAGTCCTCATGCGCTCATCTGTGAGATTTGACAGAGAAATCATTGCTGATCTACGCACACCACCCACGACGACCACTTCGCCGATCTTGCACATGATATCATGACATTCCAGAGAGTTTAGTTTACGACCTGTGGCACCACGGAACATGCGCACAGTAAACTTAAACAGATCATCCAGAGGACCCGGACCTGACGAACGACCGCCGAACGTCTTGAGGCGAGCACCCGCAGGACGAAGGAGTGCTAGGTCCCACTTGGGAACTTCTCCGGAATAAAGGAGAGCGATCAGCTGACGGAAACCCTTGGCCCAACCTTCTTTAGAATCTTTGACAATGATGGTCGTATCGCTATCGAACATATTGGCAGGAATCTCAGGGAGGTTATTGACATACTGACGTTCTACGGAGAATCCCACACCTGTACCGTTCATGAGGATGAGCATGGTCTCATCGAATGATTTGGGATCATCCACAGCCACATACGAGCAGTTGTAAGCACATGTGTTATCACGTTCTAGGGAAGGTCCTGCAGTCATCAAAGCACGCATCGAGGGCATGATCTCGAGGTTGAGGATGGCTTCTTCTAGTTCTTTACGTTCTGCTTTAGGCAATGAATAGCCATGGTTATCAGACAGGTGCTTGGTCATAAAATCAAAGTAACGAGATACAGTCTCGGACCAGTTCTCACGGCGACCTTCTTTGTCTAGGAATTTAGAATACCTGCTCTTGTAGATGAATTCTTGGTATAGCGTGGGTAGGAAATTGCTCATGTCATGCCTCTTTCTTTTTCAATAAAAATGTTCCGTCTTGGTTGTCAATCCATTTCAGATCGTCATTGACATTCCATCCCAGATCTGCTAGAGCTTTCAGCATCTCGTCAGGAAGCGGAATATAGTATTCACCTTCACGTTCATCAAATTGAATCTGGATGGTATACGTCTTCATGTTTTTCTCCACATCTGCAATCGCATCTTGGCGGATAGGCCTTCGTATGTATTGTGGTCGATGATGTGTTGTACAGCAGGTCCGCTCAATCCTGCCAGCACCATGTCATTGACGTCTTTCTGTTCGATATCGTCTGGCCAGATACAGACCTTGTAGTTCATATCGATTGCCTTGGATATCTTGTTGACAATCTCTCTGCTACGGGGTTCGTTGTCATACACGATAACGATGTTATTACGATCACCCAGATTTGTCAAGTTAATATCAGATCCTGCCATGGCCACACAGTTGGTCAAGAACAAGCTATCGATAGGACCTTCCACTAGGTATATCTTCTTATTATCTTCGATAGAATCGAGACCAAAGATCTTGTCCTTGGTCTCGTCCAGCATTATAGTAACGTATCTTAAGGTTGATTTGGGTGAGATAGATCTACCGGTAAATCCGAACACATATCCGTTTCTATCGATGAATGGGAACACAATTCTTGGTTCATCAAATTTTAACGCCTTCTCATTGAACTTATCTGGAACGAAAGAATTTACCCATGTGAAGTATATATGTGAATAGAACATTCGGTAATGCGTGTTTGACGGGATATTCCGATCAGAAATATATTTTTTTGCCACATGCTCGGGTTTTAATTGGGATATCTTTTTCAGTTCTTTGAATGGTTCGAAATGGTCGATACGCCTGCTAGAGAACTTCTCGATCTCAGGGACGAACTTCACGGGTTCGACAGCACCCGTCTCCTTCATCACTTCAAGGCGATATTCAGTATACAGAGAAGGATTGTATGTCTTGATGAACTTGGATAGCGAGGTGCTGTATCCGCAGTTAAAACACTTTACGTTGATACGACCCGAATGCTCATAGAAATGTCCACGAGTCTTGAACTTGCTAGTCTGAGAATCCCCACAGACATTGCATCTGAACTTGGCATTGTAGGGTTTATTGTTGATTACTTTAAACTGTTCAAGCTGCGTACCTACTAGGGATGCAAACTTTTGATCTAACCATAATGTATTCATTTTCTTTAATCACTCTATTTCAAATCTACAGAGTAATTATAACATAGCTGTGCAGTTTGTCAAAGGTTATTATGGTTTACGTCTGTTTTTTTCTTCCCCTACGCATATTGGCTTGCCAGTGAGCCAACTGACCTTTACGGCCGCCCTGTTTGACTATCTTATCTAATGTTTCAAGACTGGCTTTTTTGGGTATACCGTGCCGGGCAGAATCACCTTTATCCTGAGGATTTTTTCCATCTTTAAAATTTTCATCGACAAAATCTGAGAAGCTTTTCATCTATTATGACCCATCAACAGTTTTAACATGATCCCACTGTACCTCTGCATCAGGATGTGGATTGTCTGACTTGCGATATATTGT